AGTACAAATCAAACTGAGACTATACCTGGTAGTTATACTATCAATGTGTATTCAAAGGTTGCTGATGACTTTGCTCCTTATGTTTTTCAAGGATTCCCCCCAATGTCTTTTCAATCATTTCTTAACCCTACTGAACCTACTATAACTGATGCTGAACATGAAATGATACGTAGAAATATTATTCAACCTATTATTGCTGATGTCGAAGTTGAAATTGGCAAAGTTGCCGTTGACATAAGAGCTCAGATAGGTGATGTCACTAATAGTATTGGTGATGCGCTTAATGAAATTGTTGAGAAGATAAAGAAATCTGCCGGAATAAATTTGGATTTTAATTGGAACATTGTTATAACCGACTTAGTTAGTCAGTTAGGACATTGCATAATGAACCCGAATCTCAAAACATTTATATGGTCAATAATTACGATGTTGACCAAAATTGGAATACTTAGTTATAATATGATTGGAAAAGCTGTAGAATTATTTAACAACATCTGTAGTAGTGTATTTGGTATTTATGATCGCGTTACGAATCGTGGCCCACAACAGGAGCCCGCCACTGATTTGAATGCTGAACATAATGCTCCGGGTTTTAGCCCTCTCCAAACATTGCCCTTACCTTTGGACGATGTTTTGGTCAATAATACCGCTGAATTTTGGAGTCTGATCGTTTCTAGTCTTGCTGGACTCGTAGGATTTGGAGCTTCCGCAAAGTATTTTAACGGAAGACAATTCGCTTGGAGCTTTAGTAGATCTTTACGAGAGTTTACAATGACCGCAAATGGTTTGACAGCTTTTCTTAAATTACATTTAGATACAATCAAGAAAGTGTTGAAAAGTATTTGTTTCTGGAAGAGCGTAGAGGAATTCGATCCCGAGTCAATGATTGTTTACAACAAATCTTTTATTGAGACCTGGTGTAAGGAGGTATCTTACCTCACTGCACCTGGAATGGATAGTAGAATTGTTGGAGACTCTTATTTTAGTGATAGAGTTTATTTATGTTTTATGATTGGTGAAGTTATCGCGAAAAACGTGATTTCCAAAACCGAAAACAGAGTTAACAACTCCATTTTGACAAATAAACTGGCTCAGATCCGAAAATTACATGAACAATGTATTATGGCTGGAAAAACGGGAGCTGTACGCCGAGAAACTTTTGGTGTATGGATGGATGGTGATGCAGGAATAGGAAAATCCTACATTGTGGAAGAAATTTCAACTCGATTATTGCTTAGAGGTGATATTAGATTTGAGGGTGAGAAAACCCTTACTCTTAATGCTGCTGATAAGTATTGGTCGAGATGCAATAAACAACCCGTATTATGGATAGACGATGTGTTTCAATGTCAGACTGAGGAAATGATTCAATCTCATTTGAATGCTATTTTCTCTGTCATGTCGCCAACTCCTCTTTGCCCACCCATGGCTGATCTTAAAGACAAGGACCGAATTTATGAACCTCGAATTCTGATGATGACTGCCAATTCTGCTTTCCCAAATGTTAAACAAGTTAGTAGT